GGTCGAGCTGTTTCTGCCCTGTTCGCCCTTGCCGCCGCTGAACTTACTGGTGCCGAATCCAGAACCTGATGCGCCACCTAATCCTCCGACCGCCGGAGTGCCGCCCGCAGTTGGAGATCGTCCACCGACTCCGCCAAGCGCTACGCAACCCGCGGAATCGTTCGTCGAAAACCAGCTCGTGCCACCGGTGCCGGCAACCGTATCGGCCGTCTGCGGTCCGGCTGTTCCCCCTGCGCCGATCGCCCAATTGACCGTGCCGGCCGGAGTAACGCTGAAGACGCGCAGCGAGTACGCGCCGCCGCCGCCGCCTGAACCGCCGTCGGTCGAGAGCGTGTTGCCACCACCACCGCCGCCCGCGCCCCAGCAGGCGGCCGTGATTGACGTGACGCCAGACGGGACGGTCCACGGTGAAGTGTCGACACCGAGGACGAGGGTGACGGTCGTCATGACCGACCCCGGTTAATTCAGCTCAAAGAGCGCGAAGTCCGCGTCGACGTTGGCTTGGAACGATCCGCCGTCGCCGATATTCTGGGCCCCGCCGGTATCCCAGTAGCCGACCAGAGCATCGTCAGTCGGGGCGGTGACCGTGTCGTCAAAGACGATGACGTAGCGGAACGTATCGAACGCGGCACCGGAAGCGGTCCACGTCTGGTCGGCCCCGATCGAGAAGCGCCAGACGCCAGTGCCGGCGCCGGTTTCGGTCCACGCGCAAGTGAGCGTCTTGTCGGCATAGCCGCCGGCAGCAGAGATCGCCGCCAGATCTGCCTTGAAGTCGTGATCGGCCGCGGTCGGGGCCGCGTTCGACAGGTACATCTTGAACGCGTGCGTATCAAGATCGATCGTGCCATCGCCGACGTAACCCTTGAACGAATGGAAGAAGACGAACGTTGCCATGTGTGCCTCAGAAGTAGAACCGCACGACACCGTCGGAAGAGGTCGGCGCTGGCATGTACAGACGCCACGCGCCGTTCTTCGATACAGTCTGCGGGAAAGAGAAGATCGACAGCGACTTGCTCTTCGAACGGTTGTAGATCAGCGCCGAGTCGGCCGTGATGGTCGATGCCTGCCAGACGACGTCGTCGAAATCCCAGACGAAACAGTTGCCATCCATGACCACCCGCGGCGTGGATAGCTGCTTGCCACCGGCGGTGTAACCCTGCCCTCGAACCTCGTTCGTCGAGACGTGACGCGAAGTGCCGTTGTCCATCTCTGCGTTCAGGTACAGCGCGACGAAATAGTCGTCATCGAGCGAGAACTTGCAGCAATAGACGCCCTCGGCGCCAGCGATCGTGATGCCGTCCTTCACCATCTATTGCACCTCGTAGCTGGTGACTGAACCGTCCTCGGCGCGCTGCGGGACGATTCGTTGTGGGGGAGCCGGCAACGCCTGCTGTGGCGGCTGTTGCTGGGCCTGTTGCATTTGCTGCCGCATCTGGGCGCGTATGACTTCCGGATCCGGGACGATATCGTCCGCGTCCATGTCCAAAGTCCCGGCAACCTGATGCAGCACCGAGGCTCTTCCTGCGGGACCCATGATCTGGAAATCGATCGGGTTTGCGGTCGCCGCGAGGAACGCTTGCCGTTTCTCCTGCACGCTCTCCTTGATCAGGGTCGCAACCACCCCGACCGGCACGATCTGCATGTCGCCCTTGATCGATGGATCCGGGTCGTAGCGCATGAAGTACTCGAACGCCTGCTTGATCATGCGCGCTTTTGCAGAGTCGAGATTCAGGATCGCGTGCTTGATCCCTTTCGCAGCGTTCTCCATCAGCATGGAGAGCCCGCTCGCTGTTCTACCGGCGCCGCTGACCGCGCTCGAACCGTACAGGTAGTTCGGCACGCCCGTCACTTCATCGGCCACCTTCTGGAAGTACTGGTACACGCCAAGCAGCGCCTCGGCGTTCATGTTCGGCTGGAAGAATCGAATCCCGGGCTGGCCACCGCCGGTCCGGTCGGACGTGGTCTGCCAGATCTTCCATGGGTGCATCTCGGTCAGGACCTGACCCGGAGTCAGGCGATCGGTCGTGACCTCCACCTGCGGGCCGGAAGCGATCCCCATGTTCATCGCGAGCGCTCTGGCGGCAGCGTTGCACATGATCTGCACGTCGCGCATGGATTCAGGCAGGGCCTGACCCCAGAAACTTCCGGGCACTTTCCGGAAGCTCGCGGTAGAGAAAGGCCGTCTCCCCAGCGGATCGGAATTGATCGCAGCCCGGATCGCGTACGGACCAACAAGCCAGACGTTCGCCTCGTAATCGGTGTATGGGTCGACGCCCTTCATGCCCCAGTCCCTGAGATCAGACCCGGAACACGAGCCCCAGAACTCGATCGCGTCGATCGTGGTCGCATTGAAGACGAGATTCTTGTCGTCAATGTGATCCTTCTCGCTGTCGGCCGCGTCCCATTCACGCAATCCGGTGCGACCGAGGTGATCCAGCGCGAGCTTGATCTGACTGTCGTTGTAGCCCGGGTGACCGATGAAGCTCTGCAGGTCCTTGCGTTGCATCCGGTGCCGGCGTATCAGGTACCCGTCATCGGGCCCGGTGGATTGCGGAGAAGGGAAAATGTCGTACGGCGATACGCGCTCGTAGTCGAGCACGTTCTTCATCTTGATCTGCGGCACCCAGTCCGGGCCCCACTGCATGACGCGCTTGCGGTGATGCAGCGGACCAGCCATGACGACCGTCGGATAGGTCACGAAATCGTGCACGAGATCGGTCTGCTGGTCGGCAAAGCCTGACTCGTCGAGCGAGTCCTGTATGCGGGACTCCATTCGCTTCGCGGCGCTCGCAGCGCGCTCGCTGATCTCTTCGTTCACCTCGTTGTAGAGCATCTCGGCTCTGGCCATGACCGCTTCCGGCAGGACCGGGCCGCCGATCTGCATCACCTCCATCGCGACCGTCTGGATGACTTCCGCCTTCAGTTGCTCCGGCAAGTCAGGCTCTGCAGTGGGTGCGATCGAAAAGGTCCGGTCGGCTGACATCAGGACGTCCGTGATCCAGCTCTCCGCGGCGCGACACTTGATGTCGGTGATCATCATGTAGATCAGCGTGGAGCCAGAGGGCAACGTCGCCTGCACCTCGGGGTCGTACTCACCCTTGCGCTGCCGGTCGCACCGCAACAGGCGCGTGTTGATGGTCGACTTCGCGCTCTTCGCTTCCGCCCAGCAGCCCCTGACGTAAGACGCAAGCGACAGCATCGCGAGCCCTTCGGCGCGCTTCTCGGGAGGCAACGGCAGCATTGCGTTCATACTCCGACCCATCTCCTAGCGGCGCCCACTTCGACCACACGGGCAACCACGGGATTGATCTCGCCGCGAATTTCCATCGCGCCGTACTGCAAGGCGTCATGCACGTGGCTGTAGCGGTCCTTCACCGGCCGGTCCTTGAATCGGGTCGGGCCGGTAGACCGCAGTCGCTCGTAGCGATACCCGCCGGCAAATCCTTTGCGCAGGACCTTACATGAAGGGTCGAGTAGGAACGCGGGTTCTCCACCGGCCAGCCGTTGCAGCCAGAACGCGACCGACTCCCGGCGCTTGATGAAATCGTTCGTGAGGCCCGGCTCGCACGTGAGCCCCAGCTCGAACAGCTCCTGCATGCAAGTCTTCTCGTCCGTCTGGGCGCGCGTGTTGCCGGCCGGATCGCCGACCGCGTCGATGCGGAACTTGGAGTACTTCGCGTTCCGGAACGGGAGCACGATCTCGGAATAGAACTGGCGGATCCCCATGCCCTCGGACACCAGCTCTGACAGCACGAGCAGCTGACCTTTCGGGCTCACCTGAGAAAAGGCGCACGCGGGCGTGAGACCAAAGTCGAACGACAGCATGATCGGGATCCCGCGCGTGGGAGACAGCTCGGTCGTGGACAGATGGACTTTCTCGTTCCACTCCGGGTACACCGGCTTGCCGTCCATCGTGGTGCCGTACTGCCCCAGCAGGAACACCCGGATGTAGTCCTCGCTCTTGCCTGCCAGTTGGCGCATGTAGTAGTCATGGCCGCCATTCAGGTTTTGCACATTTTCTGCCTCTGGGTTAGGCAGGTACTGCATGTACGTCTTGCTTTTCGGATCCTTGTCCTGAAACAGCCCGCCCGGCTGGCTGAAGAACCGATACCCGAGCGGCTTTTCTTCTTCTGCGAGCCGGTACCACCACGAGTCGTCATCGGGCGGGTTGGAGTCCAAGATCACGCCCGACCATGTCGCGCCGCCGTCCTTCAGGGCCGGGTACCGATCGACCCGCTGGGTGCACATGTCCAAGACCGCCTTTTCGATCTCGGAGGCCTCGTTGATCCACGCTCCGGTAGCTTCCAACGACTTCAATTTCCCGACGTCCTCCGACCGGTCCAAGGCCAGAAAGATGACCTCCAGATCCAGCCCGGAGCCGTCGCCGATATTGCCGATCCGGATCTGGCCGGTGATCGGGATGTCCCATCGGATCTCGCAGATGTGCCCCACCCAGTCCATCCACGTCTTGATGGTGGTCGTCTTCAGCTCTGGGTACGTGTTGCGAACCACGATCCAGCGCGAGTGCCGAATTCCGTCGGGGCCGGGCTTCTGCTCCAATGACCGGGCAAGGACCTCGACGCAACAGCTGGACGACTTGCCGGACCCCACGGGGCCCCGCAGGCCCCGGACGAAATCGTTCGATGCGTGAAACTGGGCGGCCACCGGCCCAGGCGGGACGTACTCAATCAGCACGCCGGTACTCCTCAATCAGGGCCTTCATGCGCACAACTTCTGCCTCCAGATCCTTGATCACTTCGGCGCGCAGCAGCGCAATCCGACGGGCCTTTCTCATCTCCAGCAACATCCGATAGCGCCTTTGCCGCGGCGTCAACTTCTTGCCGTTGGCGGTCCAATACTTGGGGTCGACAGGCCTCATGGCACTACATGTAGTGTGTGGGTCGATGCAGGAGCGCGTTTTCTGGCACTTGGGTCTACATCTTGTGGTTATGCAGGTCCTTCTGACTTCCGATACGGTGGTCTTCGTGGTCCATTGGGCGGTCCGGAGTACCACTCCCGCTCGGCTTGGTGCCTCAGCGCGATATCCAGCGTCCGATTGCCCGTCTTGCCCTCCCAGCGGCACTCGCGCCTGTTGGGACCCTCTGACCATAGATCAGGACAATTTTCGTAGCTCATTCAATCAGTTACCGTCGACTCTTAAGGTGGATTCGCAATATTATTCGGATCAAAGTGCGTTCGCGTTGGGGTATGACTGGGTCCCATGCCCCGGCATCGATCGGGCCGTGGTCCGCATGGGGGTGGCTGGCTTGCATGGTCGCTGACGCGCTTGTGTGCGCGCGGTCGCAACTGTATGAATTAACAGTGTATTCCTACCAGTGGATGCATTCACATGTGAATCTGTCCAGCAGGCTGGATTCATGACCCAGACTCATCGGCGATGCGCTTCGTCGGCGTGTCGATGATGTGTACTGGCAGCCTCTCGCGCACGATCCCGATGTTGAAGGTGACGTTGGTGCTCGTATCGACGCTCTGGCGAGGGCCGTACAGCTTCGGCAGCATGCGCTCTGCTAACCATTGCCGGGTTTGCACTCGAAGTCGTGCCGCATCGACTTTCGCACGATCATGTGAATCCTTAACATCATCCGCTATGTCACTGATTTCATCCAACAAAGCGCTCGCTCCCCATCTCCTTGCGTCAAGCAAAAGGGCGTTGAATTCGGGAATTGTGTTGCTCCATGCATACACATCCTGAATTGGGATGCATGTCTTCTTGGCTGCTCTGTCTATCGTGCCGCCTGCGCGGATTAGCTCTAGCATCGGTTCGACGCGCTCTCTGCGATAGGTGACTTTCCGGCCGCCGGCTTTCTTCGGCCTTCCCATCTGCGTCATCTGCACCGAACCGTCCGCATTGTGCTGATAGATCGGCTTGCCGAACTGCACCGGGATCACCACTGGACAATTGGGAAGGTTCACACTGATGGTGTTCAATCGCTCCTGTATCCGTGGGTTTGGCTCATAGGTTTCCTCCACCATCATCACGGGAACCCGTGGATCCACACCCGCAATTCTGGCTACCCTCTCGGCCGCCTCTCGCGCCAGATCTTCCGGCAAGGTCGGCGTCAAACGTACCCCTACCACCGCATCTACGCGCCGCTGGGCGATCGCATCGCGCTCCTTCATCGCGACCCCGATCAGGTTCAATAGGCTCTTCTCGCGCCCGATTTCGGCCGCTGTGGGCACTTCCTGCCGACCTTCATAGTCGCGATCCAGCGGCACTACGCCCGTCCCATCATCCATCTCGACCGGCGGTAAGTTCTTGCGCATCGAAAATTCGCCTTTTCAATCAATAGGTTCAGAAAGGTATTGACTTGTTACGCTGTTAGGGCGCACAATACTATTGCAGTATCGCTCTTTAACAACTTGCTCTGCTCGATGACCTGACGGCGAGATCCCGATGGGCCGACTCCCGGTGCGTGACCGGCGGCACGAGCGCTCCCTGCTTCCCAGCAACAGCGCCCCGAACAAGTCCCCAGAAAACCCCAGCGAGAGCAACGACAGTGACCCTGAGAAGACGGCAGGCTGGCTCCAATCCAATGGAGCCACGCTGACCAACCACTGGCGCGGGTAACGATAGCCCATCACATCCCTGATCGAAGAAAAGCGACTCAGCAGCAGCGATTGCATTCGACGATCGCTGCGGCGGATTCACTCGGAAGTGTCCCACAACAGAACTGTTGGAACAACTCTTTTGGAGGATCTATGCACTACAGCATGTTCATGGCCAAACCGGCCTCATCGTTCGAACCAAACAAAGCGATCGAACCGGACCCCGACGCGTGCCCCGACGAAGCGAAAGTCGAAGCCGCATGGGAACGGAGCTTTGAAGTCGCCGATTGCTACGGCGGCTGAACCACCACCACACGGGAGGAAATCATGGCCAGACCCATCAGTGATATCGCACGCGATGTCTACAAAGCATGGCCGAACGTGAATTTCGCCGCCAAGCCTTACTTGGAAGCGATGCTCTCGCTCGGCTCTATCGATGAGAACTATTACTTCGACAGCGGCCGGAGCGTGGTCATGTACTTCCTCTCGAACGCGCACTCGTTCCGCGGCGATGAGGCCAAGGCGCTCAAGGCCGAACTAAAGGAGATCCTGAAATGAGAGTCATCGACCTGAGCGGTCCCGACGGCAACGCGTACGCCCTGCTGGCCATGGCGGCCAGCTGGAGCCGGCAACTGGGCTGGTCTGAGAAGCAAAGCAACGACCTGCAGGCCAACATGAAGTCCGGCGACTACCACCAACTGCTGGCCGAATTCGAGCGCTCGTTCGCCACGTGCGGCGTCAGCTTCCTGAACGACCCAAGAAAGGGGGAATCATGATCCTGCACAACGCGATCGCCGAGTTCAAGAACTACCTCGACCGTGACCTGCAGCCCACGGTGGGCGAAGACCCGCGCGTGCTGATCAAGGACGCTTGGCTGGCGCTGCAGAACAGCCTGCATGACGAGAGCTACAAACAAGGCACGGTGTGCAAAGCCTGCTTGGTGCAGGGCCGCCTGCAGCACTGGCTCGAACGCAACAAGGTGTTCATCGGCAACCCGATCGACGCCAGCTGAAAGCCCTTTAACCAACCAACCTCAGGGGGAGCTGAGATGAAAGTCCTGATCATCATTCAGAAAGTCAATGTAGTCCGCCCGATCGCGGAGTCCCTTGTCGGCAAACACCACAGCTTCCGGCATCGCGCGTGCACCGGCATCGCCATCATGGTGACTGGTGTCTTCATCGCGAAATTCTTCGGTCACTCGGACTACATCGCAGCAGCGATCGCTGGCGACGTCATCGGTTACGCGCTGCACGGTGTCGGCCTCGTGCCGTTCGTCGAGGCCCTGCTTGCCAAGTGGGCGGAGGAAGCATGAAAGCTGTCTATGTGGACCCGTTTGAAAAGACGGTCACCGCGGTCGACGTCGCCAACGTCGAAGACTACAAAGCATGGCGCACCAAGTACTTGAAGTGCGACCTGTTCGAGCTGGCGCACGTGCTCCGCGATCACCTTGTGTTTGTCGACGAAGAGGGCCTGCTGAAGGACTGGGACACCCAAGCATTCTGGGCGCTCCCGGGCCTGCGGCCGGTCGCTGGGTACGCGCTGATCTTCGGCGACCCCGGCAATGGGGCCGAAAGCGACGCCGATCCTCAATTGGCTAAAGCGCTCGCCAAGGTCATTACATGGGTCGACCCGAAGTCGGTGGTCGTGCCGGCACCCACTTTCTCGACGCTCGACAAGGATGGGAACGTGAAGGAAACGACCTTGCTCGGTCCGTCCGAGTTCTGGACGTACGACAACCAGCCGTGAACAGCCACAGCCGCGTGACAGGCGGCTGTAACGGTTCACCAAGAGGGAGGAACCATGAAACGCACATTGCTTGCAATCGCCCTGCTGGCTCCACTCATTGCGTTCGCGCAACCGCGGGCGATAGCCATGCTCGGCGCACACCACGCCGATGAGTACACGAATTGCCGCGGCACGGTCGCCGAACTTAACTCGGCCACGCCGGGGCTCGGCATCGGGTACGACATCAACCGGTCGTCCATGGTTGCTGCCGGCATCTGGCGCACGTCGCAGGACAACTGGGCCCCGTTCGCGTTCGCTGACTGGCGCCCGCTCAGGTCCGGCAACGTGTCTGCCGGCCTGTTCGCCGGAGTAAGCGGCGGTTACTGCATGTACGAGAACCGCTTGGGGCCGTTCGCCGGCCTCACGGCGCGCGTCGATATCGAACGCGCCGCGCTGCACCTGCTGTACGTGCCGAGCTTTGGCAGCGAGAAGAACACCGCCGCGGTCGGGCTCGCCGTTTCACACCAGTTCTAAGGGGAGAACCATGAACATTTCAAGCCTGATCCTGCTGCAATCTGTAGCGGGCGCGTTTTTCGCGATCAGCGGCTATCACAAGCTCGCCAACAAGGAGCGTCATGCCGCGCTGGTATCGACACTGGAGTCCGATCACGTGCCGCTGGTGCGCATGAATCAATGGTTCGTGCCGGCAGTCGAAATGAGCGCCGGCATCGCGCTCACCATGGCGTACGGCCCAGCCGCGATCGTCGCGCCCCTTGCGGCGGCGCTCCTGCTCGCGATCTGCGTCGTGGCCACGTGCGTGGACGGATTCAAGCGCATCGCCGAGTACCAGCCGATCGACAAGGCCGACTGGCTCGACGATCTGCTGTACCTGCCCGAAGTTCTACTGGCCGTGATACTGGTCGTGATCGTGGCCGAACACATCTAACCGGAGGCCCAATGGCAAGCAAACAGAACGCAATGATCAAGATGTACCAGCAACAGGCGGCAGAGGCGGCAGTGCGCAACTACCGGCTGCAACAAAAGCTCGCGATCGCCGTTACGGCACTCGGCAAGATAGAGCTGGGGCTCGATGGCACGGACAGCAAGATCGCCCGCGCCGCTATCGACGAGATAGCAGCGGCGCCATGACGAGGTGATCAACCACAGCCCATCACGGTGGGCCGTCATGGTTCACCACGAAGGGGAGATATCAATGACAACGAAACACACGCCGACGCCTTGGAACGCGAGAGTAGAGGCAGGGTTTGATCTAGTGACGGCGCAACGTAATCACGTTTGCGGAGGACTCAATGAGGAGTCGGTATTTGCTCTGAACCGTGACCCGGCAGAGCGCAAGGCCAACGCCGCATTCATCGTCGAAGCCTGTAACGCGCACGATCGCCTGATCGCCGAGCGCGACTCATTGCACGACAAGGTAACCGGCTTGTCTGAACTGAATGCAATTCTGCGCGCCGAGCGCGATGCGCTTCAATCTGTAGCCGTCAAGCTCAAGGAAGCGAACAGGTTTTTGCAGACCGAGCGCGATGAGCTGGCAGCGGCGCTGCGATTGATTGCGGATCACCCGCGCGAGGAACCGATCCCGCAGTTGATTGTGCGATTCCAGCGCATCGCCCGCGCCGCTCTTGCCAAAATCAACGGAGGGAAATCATGAAACGCAGAACGAACGTTCAGTTCATCAAGCACATCATGGAGTACAGCAAGCACGGCGCGCTCATGCAAGCGTTCGTTCTAGACGCGATCGCTAACCGTGCCGATGTGATCGCCGCGTCCAAGCCGGAAGACTTCCCGGAGCACGGCATGGTTGCGCCCGAAGCGTGGATCAGCTGCGCCAAGGAACTGAAGGCCGCGATCGAAGCGAACTACAACTACTCCCCAAGAGGCTGACCATGCACAAGAAGGATTACGTCGCGGTCGCGCAAGCGATCAAAGCCGAGCGCGATATCTATCTCGCGTTCAGCCCGAAGAACAAAAAACTCGCGCAAGTATCGATCGAAGCGCTGGACTCATTGGCCATTCGATTGGCGTACATGTTCGAGCAAGACAACCTTCACTTCGTCCGCTCCCGGTTCCTGCTGGCATGCGGATTCAAACAGGAGGACGTATGAAATTTCGCGAAGCGGTGAAACAAGAGGCAACACTCAGCGCCCTGTGCGTGTTGGCACTTCTGCTGGTACCGACCACGGTGCTGTCGATCGCGATCATGGCGCTCGAACACTTCAGCAAGTGAACCCCTCGGAGTGCAGGACGAGGTAAAGCAGCCCTGCGACGGTAGCGATACCGATGGCACCGGCAGGCAAGGTGCCTCAGTGAATGCGCGGCAGTTCGACCACAGTCATCCCGCAAGCAAATCGCAGATCGAAGTGGCAGGGACTGGGGTAAGACGGTTCCGACTCTAGGTAGGTGATGCCCTAACGGCTCGGGGAGCGGTCTGTAAAACCGTTTAGCCATCAACTGGGTTCGACTCCCAGCACCTACACCACAACAAGGAGGAAATCATGAGCAAAGCAAAGTCATTTCCGGGCTACCCGAACTTGAGGAAGGTAATCAACAGCCCCATGTACGGGCGCATGGAATTGCTTGAAGTCAACCCGACTTCCGACGGGTTCCTGATCGGCATGGCGCGCGTCGGCAAGGGCAAGAGCGCGTACCTGCACAGCGTGTTCCTCGGCCGGAACAAGGGGGGAGCATGAAACGCAGATATCACAGAAGTGACGGCTGGCGCGGGTACTGGATCCCGGCCAACGCGGTAGCCGGCGCATCAGACACCGGCACTTGGGACGATTCACCGTGCCCGAGCCCACAGGTGGCCGCTGAAGTGCGCAAGTTCCAGCGCGAGTGCTTGCGCCCGCTTGGGATCAGATCGCGCACGCGCTACGGCCAGACCAGCAATGTGTTCTGCGGCAAACGCTGGATCGTAGTGCCTGAACGCGATTACGAGCGCGCCGAGAAAGCCGCCGCCGAGTGGCTGAAAGAGCACGATCGCGCGCTGCACTATCTGCACGAAGCAAAGTAAGGCAAGCCAGCGCCCATTCCAACGAGTGGGCGCGCACGTGCCAACCACATCACAAGGAGGAACAAGGCATGAGTCAGGTCGATCTTTCGATCCATCTTCTGCGGATCTTGGCGACCGCAGCCGTCGTCGGCTACCTATCGATGCTGGCGCTGCATTCGAAAATGAGTCGCGAAAGCGATCAAGCCACAACCATGATGGTCACCGGCGGGCTCGCCCTCGTGGCGCTGCTCATCGAACAGCTGTTCAAGGGGAGCTGGACGCTATGACTTACTACTACATCCTGAATGGGCACGTAGCAGTGCCGGCATCGATCGACCAATGGGCGTCATGGTTCGAGAGCGCCGACCGCAGCGTTAAGAAATCGCGCGCCACGGTCAAACTTGAAGGCAACCCGCTCGGTTTCGTCGAAATCTCCACAGTGTTCCTCGGGATCAATCACCAGTTCGGTGACGGACCACCGCTGCTGTTCGAAACGATGGTGTTCGGCGGACCGCTCGACGGTCAGACCGACCGCTGCTCGACATGGGAAGCGGCCGAGAAGATGCACGAAGCCATGTGCGAACGCGTGAAGCTCGCCGCAAAGGAGGTGCCATGAAGTACGGCATCAACATCAAGTGGGTAGACGGCAGCGTGTCGACCATCGAAGAGGGGCACAAGGGGCAGAAGGGGAAAGCCGCCTCATGGCCGACACGCGAGGCCGCTCAAACCCTGATCGATCACTGGACCGCAACCTCTGGTTGGAATCACCTCAGCGATTCGGTCAAGGCCAAGTACGTGATCGTCGAAATACAACAGGAGGAAACATGCAACGCGAATGGAACGACGGGGAAGTGAAGCCGCAAACCAGCGGCTCGTACCCGCGCGACACCAGCCGGTTCGGTGAACGCTATCCGAAAGTCACGCGCTATTTCTACAGCTGTCAGCACAAGGCGTGGTTCGAAAAATCGGACCTGAAGGTGATCTCTGGCTGGCAGAACCTGCCGTGGAGAGTGAAATGAGCGGCGACCTGCTCAACTGGCTGAAAGACCAGTACAAGGAGGTGCGCGTGCTCGACGACGGCAGCATTGCCGCGGTCGGGGACCTCATGTTCACGCGGGCGATCTACGTCGGGCTGAACCGCTACGGGTACGAGCGCCGGTTCTGCTTCAAGGATCTGCAGCGCGCGAACGCCGAGTTCGAGAAGCTCAAGTCCGAGTTCGATGAGCCGTCTGGCTACATCGCACAACGGTAATCCACCACCCATACGAGGGAGCGTATGAATCTGGCATCCACACCGCGATCGATGGAACGGTCGTTCTGGCAACAAAGAGGAAGCACCATGAGAAACGCCTATTACGGCGGCTACAACATGTCACCATCTGCGTCGTTCTTCCACGAAGAGCGTGGCGAGTTCGTCGCGGTCATCGACATGAACGTTGGGTGTTCCGTGACCAACAACGCCGAAGAGGTGGTCGAGTTCGTCCTCGATTACTACTCGACGACAACGAAACGGATCATCTACCGTGACACGATGGGCAACTGGGATGAGATGACGCACGACGGGGAGAAGTTCGTCGGGTTCAAGTCCATGCCGCGTTGCTTTCAACTTTCACCAACGGAGGAAAAATGAAAGCTTCAGAGGCAACAGTTCTCGCAGTACAAACCGTCATTGACGCCTACGGTGCATCAGTCGACCGCAATGGTTTCCCGAAGCTCATGCATCTGTTCAATGTCGCCGAAAAGTTCAATGACGATCCGGCGACTTACGTCATCGCGCTGATCCACGATCTGCAAAAAGACTTTCCGCAGAAAGCACAGGCGTTGCTCGCGCAATACCCGCCCGAAGTCAGCGAGACGATCGACGTCCTGACCCAGCGCGACGGCGAGTCGTACCAGTCGTACGTCAAGCGCGTGATCGATAGCGACAACACGCTCGCGATCATGGTGAAGATGGCCGACATCACGGCCAACATTCATCGCACCAAGCGACAGGCCGACAAGGACATTGAAGACAAGGCGGTCGCGAAGTACGAGCGCGCAGGCGGCATGCTCGCCAAAGCGCTGGTGCTCAAAGCGCTGACCAACAAGATCGAAGAAAAGGCCGACCTGCCGGACGAAGAAGACAGCCCGGTGCCGGAAGGCTCGCTGCTGGCGCCCTCATCGAGCACGCTGCAATGATGACCGATGGGTCGGCAACGACGGTCGCCGAGCGCGACGAAACGATCCGTCAACTTCGACACCGCGTTGCTGCGTTGAAATCTGAACTGGCCGAGTCCAAGGTCCGACTCGAAAGCGCCGGAATGTCGACGCACGCGATCGACCTTCTTCTCGGCTGGCCTGACGTTTGATCTCCCCCGCGCGATCGCCTCAGAACATCGAGGTGGTTGCGCGGCTCTTTTTTTATGCCTTGCGCGCCACGATCTGCACCACCGCGATCGCTTCTTCAAGGTTCGTGGCAGACGCTACCTGACCGTTCCATCGGCCATGCCAGATGACCTGATCGTCCGTCAGCTCGCGCCGCGAGGGCGACTTCGCGCCGTCCTTGATTTCCAGCAGAACGTTCACGCCACGGTACCCGATCAGAAGATCCGGACAGCCCTTGCCGACCGCCGCCAGTATCTGCACCGAAGCGCCGATCGAACGCAGGCCGTCAACGATGTCCGGCTGATTGGAGTCAGTCTTGGCGCGGGCTCTCATAGCCGGCTGATGATCACCGCCAGCAGGCCCCACTCTGTCATCTTCAACGCACGCAGGTAGGTGCGGTCGCCATGAACTCCATGTTGACCTTGATGGCAGTCGTCGTGACATAGCGGGATCGTCAGGTAGTCATTGCGCCCTTCACGATCGGCGCGGATGTGATGCACGTTGGTCTTGCTCGCCTGCTGCGTACCCAGTAGCTCGCAGCAGATGCAGCGCATGTTCGCGATGCGCTCCATGTGGTCTTCTGGGCTCATCGCGTCGCCCGGCCAATGAATTTGGCCAGCTGTTCCTGCATCCACACGAGGTTAGTTACCTCCTGCTTCAGTTCCTGCGACGGCC